AGTGCTGGTTCATCCACCCGGTCGGCAACCGCGATGAGTCGCGGTGGGTGCCGGTCGGGCAAGTCATGTTCAAGGAGTCACTGTGATGACCGTCGCCGATTTCACCCCCGGCCAGACCGTGCAGGCGCACCCCGCCACCGACACCTGGATGCGCGGCGATCGCGCGGGCACGGTCGAGCGCGTCGGCCGCAAACGCGTCGTTGTGCGGATGTGGCGTTCCGGGCGGCTGCTGTCGTTCCTTCCCTGCAACCTGCTTCCCGTGGAGAACTGAGATGATCACCTACAAAAGCTGTTCCATCGTCCGCACCGACGTTACCCACGCGGACACCGGCCGCCCGCTGTATGCGATCGGCGGCCGGTTATCGAAGGGCCCGGCGCGGCCCTTCCTCACCTCCGTGCAGGAGGCTAAGGACTGGATCAACCAGCAGGACACCATCGCCGGCAATCACGCCCAGGCCAGGGCTGTGGTGACCCCAGACGGGCGCTACCCGTCAGCCGGGGCGGCAGCAAGGGCCCTGGGGCTGAGCCGTCAGGTGGCCTGGAAACGGGCCCTGCACGGCACCGACGGCTGGAGATTCGAGGAGGAGTGAGATGGCACAACCGACCGAGACCGAGATCCAGGACGACCCGGTGCTGACATGGTTGAAAAACAACGGATTGCCACTGGATCGAAAACACTACATCAGCGCGACCACGTTCGGCCTGGAGAATTACGACTGGACCGCAGAGGACGAGGCAGGCATCCCCGCCTCGCTGCGAGATTACGACGCCCTGGAGCGCGAACGCGCCGGGGGTTGATCGAGACGCGCCGGGTTACATCGTCCGCGCATACCATTTCGGTGTGCGCGGCGTGCCGGTCGCCGGGTTGGCGATCTTCATGATCGCCGCGCGCGCCTGATCCTCGGTCTGCTCGCCGCTCATATGCTTTGTCCACTCCGCATCGACCTTGGAGCGCAGGCCCTTGTCGCGTTTCGCTTCCGGCGAGAACAGACCGCGCAACCCTTCCCAGGCGATCGACTGCATTTGGCGCGGCAGGATCTTGCGCTCCTTCGCCGCACGCCGATACGCTTCGGCAATTAGAGGATAGGTGCCGCCCATACCGTGCTGGGCGTTGGATGGGCTGCTGTTGCCCAAACCGACCAGCACCTCGGGATCGTTCTGCCCGAGTGGCCGCATGAACGCACCAGCGATCGCATGCGTGTCGATCGTGACATGCCCGCCTTTTGATTGCGGATACATAATGTTCATATAGAAATTGCGCACCTTGTGCGCTTCGCCAAGATTCTTCGAGATGTTCTTGGCTGAACCGTCGTCGAGGATCTTCAGCCCTTTTGCGATGTTCGCCATCACCGGCCACACCAGCACGGTGGGATCACCCATTTTGCCGGGTTTGGCCGCTTTAGCTTTCTTCTTTGAGCCTTCGTCCGCCTCTTCCGCCTCTTCCGGATCGACATCTTTGTTGCGCACGAAGTCGCCGTATTTGCCCTCCGGTGATAGCTCCCGGTAGTGCAGACCGTCGGGGACTAGCTCGTTGTTGTCGGCGTTTCCTTGATCATACATCGAGATGAACGCGGCACGCTCCAGCGGATCGGTCAGATCGCCCAGCCGCACACCCTTGCCATCAGGCGAGAGGAATTTGGCCCGCATCGCGGTGTAGGTTGCGACATCCTCGGGTTTCTTACGATCAGCGATAAACTCATCGAGCCGCGCGGCCGCTGCCTCGTTGAACACCGTGCCTTTCATTCTGTCGCTGTTATATTCCAGGATGCGCTTAGCAACCTCGACGTTCTGGAACCAATCCTTTTTCGGCGACTGCGCTGCGATCACACCAGCGATCTGCTGCGCGGACTTGCCGTATTTATCCCCCCACTGCTTCGCTATGACATTGGCGCCGTCATACCATTTTGAGGCGCGATCGCGCCACGACTTATCGACTGCGTCATGCAGCGCCAGGATGTTGCGCTTAGCATACTCGATGAAGCGTTCCGCTGCCTCACGCGGCGTCTCGTTTTCCGGCCCCGTCGGCATGCCGACATAGGGTAGCTGCTCTTTCCTCTCGCGAGGCTTGCCTTCCACTTTTGGCTTGAGGCCGCGATTGTAGAGTTGTTTGCCGGTCAGTAGATCAGTGGCTTTCTCTAACCACTCCTGCACATCAGGTTCATAGGTCGACGCGTAGTCGACCAGATGCTGCGCGGTCTCGTGCGCGTTGAGGCTGGTCTTGTTCTGCTGCGGCTCGGATGGCAGACGTGTCGAGATGCCGAACGGCTCCTCCTTGGATCGCGGGATCTTCTGCACGCGATTGGCCTCGGTCTTCGCTGTGCGGGCGGCTTCCTTCTCTGCTGCCACCTTCTGCTCGCGTTCCTTCGCCCTGGCCTCACGTTGGCTTGCCCGCGCCTCGCGTTCGCTTGCTTTCGCCTCACTGTTTTTGCCGCGGATCTCCGCCATCCGCGCAGCACTGGCGCCCGCACCCTTGGTGAACTCCCCGCCCTTGCTCTCCGCTGCACCCTCCGGTTCGCGCGGATGCTCGGCTGGATCCCAGTCAATGTCCGCCGTCCACCAGGGGTCGACGTCCTTGGTGTAGTCGTCGGACTCCTGGTCGTCACCCTCGGCCGAGGCCTGGGCGCCCTCGCCATCGTCGCCGCCGTCGCCATCGTCGTCCGGCGTCTCGCCCTGCGCCAGGACGCGCACGGCGTCCTCCTCGGTCATATCCTCGACGGTATCCGCCAGACACTCCAAGAACTTCTGCAGCAGCGCGGCGTCCTCGTCGCTCATCTCCTCGGGATCGTCAGACTCATCACCGTCCGGTGGGTCGCCGTCCTTCGGCTCGTCGTCTGACTGATCCGGGCGCCAACCTGGATCAGCGTCGCGCTCCGGCTTGGCGACAGCGCCCTTGATCATGCCGAACCCGCCACCCACGAACAGCTTCACCGCATGCTCGAGCAGGACGTGGTGCACCGCGTCTTCGGCGAACGTCGCGGCCAGCGCCCCCGAGTGGCCGGTCGGATCACCCAGCGCCATCGAGCCGGTGATCATCAGCGCCCGCGCGCCGTAGGAGAACAGCCCCATGGCCTGTTGCTTGGTCGGCTTGTTGCCGGTGGCCAGTGCGCGCAGCGCACCCACCGCGTGCTTGGCGTGGTGCGCCTCTTCTTTCAAATGCGCCTTGGCCAGATTCTTGCCCGCCTTGGCCATCTGCCTCAGATACCCTCCGATTTTGGCGCGTTCTTTGGGTTTGGATTTGGCGGCCTTGAAATGCTCGTGGACAATTTCATAGTCCTCGGCACCCAACGCGCCCTTGATCGTTTTGAACGCCTTGCCGGCGATCTTGTTGACCGCCTCCTTGGCCTGCTTGCCGCCTTCCGCCTTAACCCCGGCCGCGGTGTTCTCGCCGGTCTCGCCGGCGCGCACGTAGCTCTTGCCGAACGATTCCCGCTTGCCGCCGCCGGATCCGCCGCCGCCCCCGCCTTTGGCGAATTCCCCCTTGTTCTCCGGCTGGCCGCGCGGGTGCTTGGCCTCTTCCCAGTCGTCATCCCAGTCGATGTCTTCGCGCCAACCGTAGTCAACGTCGGCGGTCCAGCCGTCGCCTACTCCGTGAAGCGTCGCCCCGTAGGTATTATATATCCTTTGCCAGAGGGTGTCCGCACCTCGAACCCCAGAGCTTCGAATGATTCCTTCGTAGGCGGCGCGCGATCGCGCGCGGTATTCGGCGTCGGTGCCACCTTGGTTTTCGGGCCCGATGAATTTGGCTTGTCCTTGGTCGACCGTGACTTTCGAATGATAACGCTGAGCACCTTTGGCAACGGCATCTTTCGCATCTCCCGACATATCGGCCACGTAGACCGTGGCGCCATCCTTGGTGGGGATGACAGTGTGGAACTCAATACCGTCATCGAGCAGGTTGTTGTGGATCTCCTCCAGATCGCCATCGGCATGGAAGCTATACAGGAACTTATCGCCGTTGGGATCGTCCTGGAACACCAGGGCGTCCTTCTGCTCGGCAAGATGCGCCTTCATCGCAGCGGCAACACTCAACTCCTCAAACGTTCCGCCATCGATCTCGCTCATGATCGAGTTCTCGGCGCCGTCCGACCATGCGCCGACAGCTGCGATGTTATGTGAGCGCAGCTTGAGACCCTGGTCGATCTCGCGCGCCGCCTGCTCCAGGATGCGCTGGCGATTTGACTTCAGCCCGGCGATCGCCTGCGGGAAGTCGAGATGCTCAGCCAGTGATGGCGAAACGAATGCGGCGCCCTTGCTCTTGCGGCCGGTTTTGGTTTTTGCGGCCCCGCCGCCACCGCCTTCGGCAAACTGCCCGGCATTCTCCGGCTGGCCGCGCGGGTGCTCCGCTTCATTCCATGCCGCGTCGTAATTGTAGACCGTGCGGCCATCCATGATGCTGCAGCGCGCGCCGCAACGACCTTCGTCCACCAGGGCAACATGGTTGCAAAAGATACTTCTCTGCCGGCCAAGCCCTGGCGCGGTCTGTTCATAGGCTGCGTTGTAGCCGACGCTGATCGCCCGCTTGCCACGCTTCACCGCATCGATGCCGCGCCGGGTGGTGAACACCAGATCGGCCAGCAGCAGATCGTCGTGCACCCCCTGGCCGCGGCGCGGGTTGACCACGTAGCCGACCGCCAGATTGTCCCAGTTGTCCGGGCCTACCGGCTCCCAGGGATGATCGTCCACCAGCGGCTTGCCTTCAAACGAACGGATGCTGTCGGGGTTGAACACCTCCGCGGCATCGCGTTCAACATGCACCCGGCCGCCGACGTCGCCCTGCAGCGGCGGCACTTCGTTCTCCCAGTAGATCTGCGTGCCGGTGCGCGCGATCGGCACATCTCTGTATATACGATAGCCCTCGGCAGTCTCGTCGCAGTGCGGCGACAGCCGGGTGATGGTGGCCCACTCCATTACCGTCTCGTGATCTTCACGCGGCCGGAACGATAGACGTCGATCTGCAGGATCGTATCGCCCGGCAGCGCCACCGGCCACGTGTGGTCGCGGGGGTTTTCCATCGAGGGTGTATTGTCGACACCCTTAATGGTGCCTTTATTCTTGGAGGCATAGAAGACCTCTTCGCCTTTTTCTTCGCCATATTGCTCCTTCATGTTTGCCATGACTTTGGAGCCTTTGGCGGTCAGCGGCATGGCCTATGCCTCGCGGGTTGGCCGCTGCTGCTCTTCGGCCGCGCGGGCGTGCTCGGCGGTCTGGTCGGCGCGCTGCTGCCGGTCTGACCGCGCGCCATACTCAGGGCGACGCTGGCCGGTGCGGCGCTGCTCCACGATCTCCTGGCGCTGGTCGGTCGACAGCGCGTCCAGCGCCTCGTCACCGGTGGGTGGCGGCTCCGGGTCCGGCTGCATCACCACGGTGTCCGCCGGCTGCAGGCTGAACGGCGGCGCCTCGTAGCCCACCAGATTGGGCTGCGTGTAGGCGTGCGTGGCGACCTCGTCCGGCACGTCCGAATAGGTGCCCGGCGTCGGGAACTGATAGACGGTCGGATCGGTCGGACCGCGTGCGCCTGGAAGCACCTCGACGTCCATCGGGATCGGATCGAGCCGCACGCTGAACGGCTGGGCGACTTCAAGTGTTGCCATGACTGTTTCCCTTTCATTCCGGCAGGACTGGTAACGCAACGCAACGACAGTTAAAGATCTGCCCGGGGTGGCTGTGGTAGTCCGGCGGATCCGACAGCGGCGGCGCGTCCCAACGCTGCCGCGAGTGGTTCAACCGCTTGTGGCTCGGCCTGACCTTCCAGTCGCCACTTGTTAGCCATTCATACTCATCGGCGCCGATGTGCTCCGCCCTGGCCTGCACCAGCACCGAAGCGGACCGCGCCGTCTCCGTCCTGGCAATCAGCGTCGCGCGGGTGCGCAGCCATGCCTCGGTGGCGTTTGGGTGGGCGCGCTCCAACGCCGCCTCCACCTCCGGCGTCCGCTCGGTGTAGCGCGCGGAGCTCAGCAAGGCCGCCGTGCTGGCCTCCTGGACGCGCTCCGCGGCGTCGGTCGGCAGGCTGGTGATAAGGCCCACCTGCAGTGCCAGCAGCCGCTCCAGCGCCTCGCCGATCGGCGCGCTGGCCAGCTCCGCACGCAACGCCGCCGACATCGCCGCGGCGTGTTTGCGCCATGCCGTCAGATTGCGTCTATCGACCTCCGCCAGCATCCGCCACGCGGTCGCCCGCGCCCAGGGCGTAGAGCCGAGCCGGTAGCGCCGCAGCGCCTCCACGAGGTGCGGCAGCTTCTCCGGCGGCACCACCAGGGGGTCGCCCTCGGCGTGGTAGCGGACGATGTGGGCAATCTGCTTGGCATAGCCGCGCAACGCCGCGCCGTAGCTGCGCTGGGCGTTATGGGCCCGGCGGAACGCCTCATCGGCGCGGGCGTCCTCCTCGGCACGCTGGCGCTGCCGGCGTTCGCTCTGGGTCTCCGCCTCGTCAGTGGCCAGCATGTTTGCTCAGCGCGTCCTTGAAGTGATCCAGCAGCTGCTGGTCGGGATACGCAGCGTCGCGCCGCATCACCTCTTCGATCTCCCCGGCATCGAGCAGCGCTTTCATCTCCTGCGCCGTGACCGCGAGGTGGGCCAACGCCCCCCAGGGGTCGATGCCCTCGGCTTCGCAGTAAGCCCGTAGCTCCGCCATCTCCGGCGACGCCAGCACCGTGGTCAGATCCGGCTCCAGGGGGCGAGTCAGCATCACACGCTCTCGGTCTGGCTGGAGCGGACGAACGTCACCGGCGGCGGTTCCGGCGCCACGTTGGGGGGCTCCTTCAGCGCCAGCGCCGGGTTGGCGCTGCACCACTGGTTGAATTCGATGGTCAGGTTGGTGTCGGCGAATTTGGCATACAGCGCCCGCCGCGCGCCGTTGTTGAAGGCGATGAAGTTGAAAAAATCGTTGGCGCTGCCGCGCGCCATGTCGGGGATGAAGATCATGTTGCCCTCGCGCACCCCCCAGGGTGGCGACAAGATCGGATCAGTGCTCGGGCCCGCACCCCCCATGGTGCCGAGGATCACCGGCGCCGGCCCCGCCGCCCCGGCATCATCGATCAGCCATGCCAGCACCGGGTTGTCGTGCAGGATCACCCACAGCATCCCCGGCTCGCCATACACCTCGTCGTTGTAGACACAGGTGATCAGGGTGGATCCGGTGGTCGATGGCACTGCGCTCATGGTCACTTCTCCACACTCTCGTTGCTGGACGGCGCCACGGCCGCCGGATGCGGCAGCTTGGCGCCAACACCGATACCGCCACCACCCGGTGGCGCGCCGCCCGGCGGCTTACCACCGGCTCCCGGCATACCGGGCTGCCCCGGCATGCCGGCGCCCATCGCGTTGGGATCGTTCGGGTCCGGCTGCTCCCAGGGTGGCGGGGCTTCCTCGGAGGCCTCGATATCCTCCTCGGTGATGTTCGTGAAGCGCCCGGTCTGGATGCTGCTTTGCTTCAGCTCCTTCAGCGCGATCTGGGTGGTGATGATGCCGCCCTGGTGCGCCATGTTGACGGTGTCGGTGTCGCGCTGCGCCACCTCGGCCTTTTCCATCTCGTTGAGCTGGTAGAGCGAATTGAAACTAAAATCGAACGTGTCCGGCGGCTCGTTGCCCAGCTTGCTGCGCCAGATGATGTTGAACAGCTTGGTCAGCGGTCGCCGCAGCCGCGCCTGCTGCGCCGCTTTGATCATGTCGTAGTAGTTGCGCATGTCGGACTCGCCGGTCGAGTTCATCCCCGCCGGGGCCTGACCGAACAGCCGGGTCAACGGAATGCCGAGCGCACCTGACAATTGCTGGCCGAGGATCATCAGCGTCTCGGGGATGCCGGCGAACGCATACGCATGCGTTTCGAATTCATCCTCCGCGTCGATCACCGTCAGTCCCTCGTTGGACTGATAGGCCCGCATCAGATCCATAAGTTTATGGAACTTCTCAGTCAGCTCGGAATTGAACGCGACGAGGTTGCGGTAGTCCTTGACCTTATACGTTCGTAGATACGCTTTGTAGAGCAGCTGCGCCGCGCCCATGGTGCCACTGTCAAATGCCACCAGCCGATCGTTCAGCCGCTCGAGCACCGACATGCCCCAGAGGTTCTCGGTGATCTTCTGGTTGAACGGCAGCTCAATGCCGTCCATACGGATCACCCGCGAGTGATGCAGCCGCAGCTGCGGCAAGTAAGGATTTTGCACCACCAGATCGTAGTATTCCGGCTTACCGTAATCCGGCCCCCAGGCGCGGATCAGGCGGGCGTAGGATGGCTGCACCATCCAGCGATCCAGCACCAGGAACCCCTGCAGGGAATCCGGCGCGATGGTGTCGAGCTCGAGCGGCGTCGCGGTGTCCTGGCCGTCGATCATCATCACCATCAGCGAGCCGCCGTAGAGCCGCGACCATTTGATGGTCTCGTTGATCGACTGCCACATCGACAGCTCGTTGATTGCGGTATTGATCTTTTCGATCTGGTCGGGCGGCGTGTCGGAATTCATCGTCACGCCGGCGCGGGTCATATCATCCGCAACGACATCGACCGCGGCGCCGACCAGCCACGAGCCGCGATACATCCATTCTAATTTCTGCCGCAGCCGGGTCAGCGGCTGGTAGTTGTAGCTGGTGTTGGACAACAGGTTCGGCATGCCGAACCCGACCCGGGCCGCGAAGTTCTCCACCGAGTCATTGAGCGCGCCGGCCCAGCTGGTGCCGTCGGTGGTCAGGCCGGTGCCGGCGCGCACCGAAACACGCGGCTTGGTCGCTTCGCTCATCGTCGGCGGTGAGTCGCTCACAGATTGGCCCAGACGTTGAGGTTGGTCTGCGCGATCGACTGGAAGGCGCGCGCGGTGGCGTCGACGTCATCGTCGTGCGGCAGCTGCGGGAAACCCTCGAGCATCTGGAACCACCTCTCATTCCAATCGCCGCGCAGCACCAACACGTTGCCGGCCTCGGCCTGTGCCGAGAACGGGGAGAACCGTGTGATTTTGTCGCCGGTCTCCGGCGAGTATTCGATCGGGAAGCCGGCTAGCATGCGCACGAAGCCGGCGACCTGATGCTTGCCGGCCTGCCCGGGATCCTGCGGAATGTTGACCTTGCAGCCGTAGCCGTCCTGGGTGGAGGTGTTGAGCACCATGCGCTCCACCTCGGCCGGGGTGC